CCAGATCTTCCAGGGGTACATCTGGGTGATGTCTTCGTTCGGCGGAATGCGGTCGAGGTTCACCTCAACCTGCGGGCCAGACGCCACCGCCATGTTATTCACCAGTGCCCGCGCCGCCGCGTTACAGACGTTCTGGAGGTCCTCAATGATCTCGGGGATGCCACGGCCCCAGAAGGCGCCCGGCGTCTTGATGAAGGAAGTCTTGGCGTAGGGCTTCTCGCCCAGCGGATCGTAGTTCAGCACCGCCTTGATGATGTAGTTACCCACCATCCAGACGTTCGCGTCGTACTCACGCATCTCATCCGGCACCTCGGTAGGGTCCATGCCCCACTCGCGGAGCATCTTGCCGCTGACCTTGCCCCAGAACTCCAGGGCATCGAAGAGGTCGGTCGGGCGCATCTCCGTGAAGTACTTGCGCTCCTCCTCTTCGCGCTGCATCTCGATGGTCTCCGAGACCCAGCTCTGGCCCGGACCAGCCTCGATGGCCTTGCGGATGGCCGCGTCGTCATAGCCCGGCACGCCGATCAGGTCGGCCATGGCCGAACGGCTAAGGCGATGGTGCTCAAACAGGTAGCCGTCGTTGAGACGCGTGATGCCCGGCTCGGGGTAGATGTTGAACGGGCTAACCCGCTCGAACTCAGGCGCCAGCCGCTCGCTAGCCTCGACCGTGGTGCGGCCATCTGGCCCCTTTACCCAGCCCAGGTGACGCTGACGCCGGACAATCGGCCCCTTCACGAAGGCGCAGGGGAAGGTCACCAGATCGGTCAGGAACTCGTTGAACGCATCAGCCCATCCACCCTGAGCGAACTGGTCGTCGATGCGGATCTTCATCCCATCCACCCGGGCCTGGGCAGCCTGGAGGATTTTGAAACGGTACTCCTGAGCGACGATCTCCTTCATCTCCAGCATCTGAGCCGGGCTGGGGGCTTGCCCGGTCTGCTGGATCATCTCAACGACCCGTTCGGCAAAGCCTTGCTGGATCTCTCCTGTGTGGTCGGGCGAGAGGTCAGGGATAGGCGTGGGCTGCATATCCCACGGGGGGAAGCCAGTATCGAGGAGGATGTCGCGCAGCCAGCTCTCAGCCGCCCGACACTTCACCTCGGTGAGCATCATATAAACTTCGGAGCCACCCTGCTTGCGAACGGCTTGCAGCTTGTCGGCCTCGTACTCGCCATTGCGCTGGCGCATGGCCTTCAGCATGAGGTCGTTGATGGGGTCCTTGGCGATGCGCGCGGCATCCCAGCACTCGCGCATATAGGCCGACAGGCCAAGGATCAGGTCACTATTCTGCCGAGCCTGAACCTCCGCATCTAGCCGTTCCTTTTCGGCCCGCTCGATCTCGGAGTTACTAACGACGCGGAGAATGGTGAGGCCCGGCATGGGTTCCCCGTTAGCTCACAGGTCCGCGAAGGACGAGGTACACATCGACCGCATCGCTCGTCCCGCCCGCCACGCTGGGGCGGAAGTAGATCGAGGAGCGTCCAATCTCGAAGTGGGCCGCCGCCGTGGCGCTAACCGTCGTGCCGTGCACGTCCTTGATGTCGGCGTAGGTGGTACCGTCATTCGACACCTGGAGCTTGGCCGTCGCACCGCCAAAGGTACCAGCAAACTGCACCGCTGCGTTCAGCCCCAGCCGACCCTGCACAGCGTAGGGCAGCACCGTATCGCCCGTGGCGATGTTCACCCAAAGCAGATAGGGAACACCCTCAGCGGTGCGGGAGAGAACCGGAGCAACCGTCGCCATACCAACCCCCTCGCTACCCAAAAAACCCCTGTCGGGAGCCGGGGGGCTCAACCGACAGGGAAGTTTGGGAGGTGAACACGGGTACAGAGGCGCGTACCCACCAGGACCCTAACACGCTAAATCTTGGGGGTGCAAGGCCCTTCTCCCCATGGCTAAAAACCCCCCGCCTAGTGGGGCGGGGGGCAGGCGGGGGAGAGTGAATGGAATCCGCACCATGCGGTCCACCCAGAAGGTATCAGGTCCACCCCACGGCGGCAATCGGCACGATGTCCCGCTTGACCCTAACCATCGCCCCCTCACCCGCATTTCCGATGTGCAGCATCAGGTACTGAAGCGCCTCAGCGATGTGGCTGTGCTTGTTCTTATCGATGCCGCCATCCCCCCGGTTCTTGTACCGGTAGCCCCCCATCATGGCCGCCTTGAGCTGCGTGCAGCTGGGGTCCAGCAGGAAGGCCGGGTCGCCATCGACCTGCCGCATCAGGAAGTCATCGACCGCGTTGACCCGGGCCGAGATGCTGTTGGTCCTGGCCGAGATGACCCTGAACCCTTCAGCCTTGATGATATCGACTGCGCTCCGCTCGTCGGTCTGGGCGCGCTGCACACCCGCCGGGTCGGTCACTATGAGGACCGGCGCCCCAGGGAACCGCTCGAAGAGCAGTGGCTTGAGCACCGTGCGCACGAACCGCTGGATGCCCATGTCGAAGCTAACCGCCTCAGCCAGGATCAGTGCCCGCCCACGCGGGTCCTGCTGCCCGATGGCCGCCGCAGGCGTGAGCCCAAGGTCCATCCCCACGACGATGGGCCGCACCCCGTTGGTAATCGCCCGGAGCGGCGCCTTGGCCATGTGGTAGTCCGGCTTGAAGTACTTGTAGACCGGCGTACCTGCCAGCGAGAGCCCGTACTCGCCGTCGATATAGACCCGGACGTACTCATCCGACCGGCCCTGGGTGTCGTAGTACCCATCTGGCAGGTTCTCCAGGTTCTCGGCGTAGGGGCTCCGACCTGACGGCTGCTTGAACACATCCCAGCCGTTCTCGTTCAGCGAGACGCCATCGACCGGGCTCAACTTCTCCATCTGGTAGTACCACCACGTGTCCATGGTGGGAGGGTTGGTATCACCCCACATCCCGAACCACGTCGGCCCGCCGTCCTTGGCAGACGGAAAGCGCCCAATGCGCTTCGACATGGCGTCCACGATGTCAGGGTGGATGTCGCGGCACTCGTTGAACCACGCGAAGGTCAGCTCCAGCGAGTTCAGGTTGGCCACGTCGTCCGCGTCGTCGAGCGCGCGGAACATGATCTCGCACTCCACGTCGCCCACCTTGAAGAAGTAGGTCTTGGTGGTGCGCATGTACTCCCCGCACTGGCCCGGTGGGAACCAATCGAGGAAGGTCTTGATCGTGGTGTCCTGCAACTGCCTCGCAGTCTCACGTACAATGGCCGCGCGCGAGCGCCTACGCCCCTGAGCGTCAGGTTTCTGCATGGTAGCGCGCCGCACCACCTCGAAGGAGCAGGTCACGCTCTTACCAGAGCCGACTGGACCCATCAGGACCCGCATCCGCCGGTTAGAGTGCATGAACCGCTTACCTGTCGGCGGCGGTGTGTAGTCAATTTCGAGTGCCATGGTCAGTGTGGCTTGCGCCAACCCTCCTCGTACGCCTCGCGGCCATCGGCGCTATGGTGAATGTGGTAGCCCGAGGCTTCGTCGTAGTAGGGATCGCACCAGCAGGGCGGATCTTCGGTGAAAATGTGCTCTCGGATGTCATCCGCAGGCACCACGTGCCACGACCCATCGGTCGTGTAGCTCTCATCATCGTCGTAGTCGCCGTGGGTGGGCTCTTTCCGGGTGTTGCTCACTGGAAAACCTCCACAAGGTAGCGCAATCCGCGCTTGCGGGTGTTGGTTATCCGCGTCCGGTAGGACGCTCCACGTGCCATCAGCTCCTGTTCGACCCTTTTGACCTCTACCGGGCTCTCCAGCTCAATCAGGTTCGCTGTCGTCGGAGTCGGACCCGATCTGCTGTGGCGTCGCGTCGATGACCGTCGCTGTTCCAAGCTCCTGACCCCCCAGGTTGATGGTGATCTTGACCCCGCCGGTCGAAGATTCACCGCCCGTGTCGTTCTTGGGCTCCAGTCCCGCCCACTTCACGGTGGATTTGATGAGGTCGGCCTTCACCGCAGGGCTCACCACAGGGTCGTGGATGAGCATCCATGAGGTTTTGAGCAGCTCTTCGGCCTGGGTGCGGGCCTTGAGGCGGAAGGTGACCCCCTTATCGCGGATCTCGTCACGGAAATCCGAGACCTTGCGGAGGAAAACCGGGTCTTTGTTGAACACCAGCAGGTCGCCAGCGACGATCTGGTGCCGCGTGACGATCTCATCGAGGTCCTCACCGCTACCTTCGAGGCGAAGGGCGATGTCGAACGCCAGCCGATTGGTCCATTTGGTCGGTGAGACGGTCGAAAGGTCCATCTGTACTGCTCAGATCCCTGGGTACTCAGCGTATGTGCCTGGGATGTGGGCGTCAAGGCGAGCTTTCTGGCGGCTATCCCACCACAACACAGCAACCCTGGGCCTCTGGGGCTGCGTAATTCATTACGAAAAGTTAACCTTTGGTATTTTTGGGTCGTGGTTTACGGGGCTTACGCATGTGAGGGGGGGCCTGGATTTTGCCAGTCCAGGTGGGGCCGGTCCAAGCCGCGAAGCAAGCGCGGCGCAGCGCGCTGCGAGGCCGGAAACAGGCGGCATTTGACATTTCCGGGCAAATGTGTCCTAATAATTGGGCCAGCAGCGAGCTGGCCCCGGCGGCGGGATGGCCCCCACGGGTTGCTCTTTCACAAAGGAATACGACCATGGCTACCGACAAGCTCGCTTGGGCGAAGCTCGACACCGCCAGCCTCCCGGCCTCCTTGCAGAAGGCGGTCACCGAGGCGCAGGCCGCCGCGACTAAGGCGGCTGAGGCGCGAGAGACGCTGCGCAAGGCGCTGGAAAAGCGCCTGATCGAGACCAAGCGCCTCGATCCCAAGCACGAGCTGATTGTCTCCTTCAAGTGGGGCGGCGTGTCCGTCGCCAAGAAGGAGCGTGAGGAGAAGAAGGCCACCAAGCCCTCCCTCTCCTGGTAACACAACGGGAGGCGCCGCAAGGCGCCTCCCTCCTCCGGAGAAGAACCATGAAGATCATCGCAGAGGCGGCAACCTTCGCCCTCTTCCTGGCAGCGTTCATCGCGCTGCTGGTCGTGACCTGAGGAGACCACCCATGCAGCACTACATCATCCAGCTCCATGAGGTGGTTCGTGTTGGACAGTATATGACGGCCTTCCTCGGCCCTTACCCGGATCTCATCACCGCTGGTAAGGCAGCCGATAAGATCCGAGAGACCTGGGCGATCCAGCCCAAGCGCATCACCATCCACAGCGTTCTCAACTTGGACTAACCGGAGGGGCGCAAGCCCCTCCCCCTTTGGGAGAGTGAACATGGCACCGGGTTATAAGGCTGGTTGGGCTGCCTTCCAGCAGTACGTCCTCACTATACAGGCGTTCGGGGACGAGGATGCACTTTACGACGAGCTGCCGCAGCTGCGGCGAGAACTGGAGCGAGTACGCGACCACGGCATCGACTACATGACGGACTTCCAGGAGGGTTGGGACGACGCCGCCGACCTCGCCGAGGACCAGGACCTCAGCCTTGCTTGACACTGACCCCGCCGAAAGGCGGGGTTTTTTATTGCCTTGACACCAGGGCTGTGCGCCGCCTCTGCGTGCTCGCTGCGCTCGCCATACGTCGGGGGCCTCTAGGTCAGCAAAGTGCGCGCACAATGGCGTTCTATAGGTCTGACGGCCTATGGATAGGAAAACAAGTACAACAATCTGTAAAAATAGCCTGTTTTTTTACATTTTATACGTTTGTCTCCGTATACTGTAAAGTTAGATCTTTACAGATTGTGGGCTAGTTGACACGTAAACACCATGGAAAACCAATGGGTTCCAGGATCTCTCTCTCTGTCTATAATCTATATTTTCTAACAATCCGTAAAAAAGGAATTTTAACCGTTTCCTCATGCGCGAGGCCCCTGGTGGATACGTAAAGCATGTACAGTGCATCACCCTTTACACTCCCCAACTCTCTTTTAATTTGTGGCGCTCTTTACGGATATTTTTTAGATTATTAGATTGTTGACAGATCCCGCCTCGTAACCCATTGATTTCCCACCCTTTCAACAATCTGTGCGCTACCGCTACATTATACATACAAAATAGATCACGTTACCGAAATAGATTGTTGCGGCCATTGACGGGGCCAGACTTGACACGGCGGGGCCGCCGGGCTAGCCTGGGAACCGGGTCGGCGCTCCGCCGATGCCCCACAACAGAGGTGAATGGACAGATGTTCCAGATCATTGATGTGTCCACTGGCGTTCCTGTCAATGGCGACCTTTACATTACCGCCGATGCTGCTCTTGCAGCTCGTGTCAACTATCCTGGTGTAAAGACCCGTATCCAGCAGGTCACTGACAACAGCTGGATGGAGCGAGAAGCGTCCCGTCTGGCCACTGGCCACCATGAGGTGCTGCCGAGCTACATCATTGGCTATACCAAGGATGGCCACTTCGCTCATGTGTCTAAGGACCGTACCAAGATCGCCTTTACAGAGTCCCCGGAGAAAGGGATGCGTGACATCCAGACCGTGGTGCCTGCCTCCACTTACCTTGCCCGCTTTGCTGGTGATCGGCTCAGCCCCGACAAGATCCGTGATCTGGCGGCACGCTACGAGGCTCGGCTTGTTGTCAACTCCAGCACCCTGGTGATCAGCCACGCCAGGGATGCCTTCCGGTTTGCGTACCACGATCAGCCTGTCAAGTCGGAGTCCTCCGACCATGTGTCCTGCATGGCCCGTGCTGCTCGTAGCTATACCGGTACCCTCAACCTCCACCCTGCTGAAGCCTACGCCACTGATCAGGATGGACTGGCGATTGCCTACACCACAGATCCTAATGACAGCCAGCGTGTCACTGCCCGAGCTGTGCTGTGGCCCCGTGAGAAGACTTTCATCCGGGTCTATGGCCTCACCGATCAGTACCGCATCGCTTTGACCGAGATGCTCAGGGAACGTGAGTACGGACGGACCACCAGCTTCGCTGGTGCGCCACTGAACCGTATCCCCGCTGAGACTGAGTGCGATGCCACTGCTGAGGATGGCACCTTCCTGATGCCCTACCTCGACGGTGAGGATAAGTCAGTCGATGACTACCCTACCAAGCGTCGGTTCTTCATCTGCGACTGCGGTGATTACGCTGCTGACGAGACTAGCGGCACCATCGAGGTTGGTCGTGGTTCCCGCTGCCAGTGCGAGAACTGTGGTTACCGTGTCGATAGTGAGAACACCTACGTG